TTTGAATACGTTCAGCATGTAACTTCAAACTATGCGCAGATACAGTCTTGATTGGAAAGTACTTAATAATCAATTTACCTGGAATTTCTGCAATCTTCTTCTTAACAATATCAATGTTGTTACGAATGTTTTGGAAATCAATTCCAGTAAAACAAGCATCATAACGTAGACCAACATAGTTTTCATTCAATTCCAAAGTATAATGCAATACATTCTTGCCTTGTTTCATTGCTTCTGCACCCATCTTAGCAAGAACCCAACTCTTACCACTACCAGCACAAGCAGTAATAATTCCAAGTTCACCACCAGCAAGACCACCATCCATTAGAGTATCAATTTCAGTCCAGTTTGTTTTAACTGTCTTACGAGCCATTTGACTCATACGTTGTTCAATGTCAACCATGTATTCATGTCCAATATTACGTTCCATACCTGCTTTCATCGCAATATCAACTACATGTTTGATTTTATCGTATTGACCACTCTTTAAATGATCAACGCTTTCCATAATAGCATTCTTGATTTTCTGATTTTTACAGAATTCAAGAAACTGCTCTTTGATGTATTTCAAATCAGTATCACTGATTTTTTGATAAACTAAACGAAGTTGTTCTACAACTGACTGTTTTAGTAAATCATTTTCAATACCATCTACTTTAACCTTAAAAACTGCCAAGGTTGGCAAATCTTTATATTGAAGAAAATAACTAATCGTTTCTTTAACGATAAATTTATGTGCATCAGTCTCAAAACTATCTGGTTCCAAGATATCACTGATTCTTTCAATAAATGTTTTATCCGACACCAAACCACTAATACATTTGATTTGGAATTCAGATCCGAATTTTTTTAGGTTATCTACAATTTTTTCTGACATAATTTTTTATAATTTATCTATACCAACCATACCACACTTTTTCTGTAAACCAAGATTTTTTACAGAACCATTGAATTGATTTTTCCAAACACTTCATTCAACCATATCATACTATTTGGAAAATTATTTTGCATACAATCTTCTACCAACAATTTGCCAAAACCAAATTTGTCTAATTTAGAAATTGGTTTTTCCATAATTTCATTGATTCTCAATTGCGAGAATGTTTGAATTTGAGTATCATGCAACTGCATTAAATCATAATTACGTTGCATAAAATCTTTGTTTTCTAATACACTATCATATAACTTCAGTTTACCTTTATGACTATCACTATAATTATATAATTCCTGTAACGTATACTGTTTATCTTCTGTAAGAATAGGATAACACTTGATAATAGTTTTTAATCCTGCACCATAAATGCCATCAATATTGTCACTAGTATCACCTTCCATTACTCTATAGTTGATAAAGTTCTTACAACTAATGCCATATTCCAATAGAATTTCGGCACAACCATACAATTTCTTTTTGGTTGGACTCCAGATTTTAACTCTGTCGTCAGCTAATTGTAAGAAATCTTTATCAGCACTCATAATGGTAACATTACTATTCTTAAAATAGTCTGTTGCCAAATATGCAATTGTATCATCTGCTTCAATATGATCAATTGCCATAGTTGTTACAGGCAATTTATCTAAATATTGAACTGTTCTCAACAACTGTTTCTTTAGATTTTTATCTTCAGTATCAGGAGTAGCAGTATCTTCATAAGCTCTATTGAGCCTAATTTTAGTTTTTCTACCACTTTTATATTGAGGATAAATCTTCCGTCTTTTCAGTGAACCCCCTTGACCATCAGACACAACTACAATCTTTGTAGGATTAATTAGTTTAGCTGCATAACCAATGCTTTTTAAACATCCCGCAATTCCACCAGTATGGTTACCATTGGAATTGAGGGAGGGGGAGGCCATGAACGCTCTAATAAAAGTGTTCATGAAATCAACAATTAGAACTTCAGAATTGGAAGATCTATTCAATCCTACACTTCTGTCTTCTTGTTTTACGTTGTCAAATAAAGAAAACAACCTCTTTTTTTCACTGTCAGATAGATTACTCATTCTCAGATGATACACCAACATCTTCATCCGTGTCAATAACTGCGTCATCAACAATGATACTATTTGGATCTTTATACTTCATAATGACTGAATCACAGATTTTCATATAAATTTCTTCATTCAAAACTTTGTCATTTTTCATTGTTGATACAAAGTCCTTAGACTGGAACTTCCATTCAGTACCGTCATCTTTTTTATAGGTATAATAAGCTCCACCTTGTTTTACCAAGTTGTTTTCTTTCATTACCTTAATCCAAGAACCATAATCTGCAATTCCACTATCAAAGTAAATATCAAAAGATGCTTGACGTTGTGGTGGACCCATACGATTTTTGACAACTACTGCTTTACATTCATTGCCAATTACTTCTTCACCTTTCTTGAGTTTACCTGTGTTGTTCAAACGAACACGAACACTGCAATGATAAGCAAGTGATTTACCACCTGATACTACATACTTATCACCAAATGCCATAGCATTTATATTCTGACGTAATTGGTTAGTAAATACAGTAAGTACTTTTTGACGACCAATCATAGTAGTAATCTTACGCATTGCTTTACTGATAATAATTGATTTACCAGTAGCATAACCATCTTTACCATGATCACTTTCCAATTCTACTTTTGTTGATGCAGCAGCAACAGAGTCAACAATAATTGTAAGAATACGATCTTTGTTTGACTTACGTACAATTCCAATCATTTGTTCCATCTTTTCAAAAATATCTTCAACGGTTTCACATTGAACATATAGAAGTTTTGATAGATCTACACCGAGACTTTTCCAGAAGTCTGGAGCAGCTGCATTTTCAGTGTCAATAACAACTGCGATTCCACCTTTCTTTTGTGTATCAGCAACAACATGTGCAGATAACAAACTCTTACCAGTTCCTTCCAATCCATTGAATTCAACCATTTTACCAACAGGTAGTCCACCATGTGGTCTGTTACTAATGGCCAAATCAAGAATAGACGAACCTGTACTAATCCAATCACTAATTTCAGCAGGATTTTCTTGTTCGTCTAAAAAATAAGCAATTTTACCACCGTCTTTGTTTGCTTTATTTAATTCATTTGCGAGTAATTCAACTAACTCATCTCTTTGAGGAGTATCTTGTGTAACTTGATTTTTCTTTTTCATAAATTTATATAACTAAAATAGGGGTGGCAGTAATATATACTACCACCCCATTACTAACAATTAATTTTAACTGTTGAACAAATTATCAAAAGCAGCTGAAACATCCTCTGTATTTGATTTTGATGCGGTAGCTGTTGGTGACTTATTCGTAGCAACTGCTTTTGGAGCAGGAGATTGAGCATCATCATCAACAATTGTGTTTACCGTTCCTTCTGATGGAATTGAACCATCTGGATTCAACCATGCGTTCATAACTTCCTTTAGTTCGTCATAACTAAATTCAGGGAATAGATCCATGATGTTAGTTTGTTGTGCCAAGATTTCTTTTTGAGCAACATCAATAGCAACACTTGCATTTGGCTTAACACGAATAGTAGTTTCTGGGAATGACTTACCAGAATCTTCTGCGGTACGGAATTCTACTACAATGTCACGTCCGTTTACCAAATCAGTAATATCACCGTAATCAACATCGCTGATGATACTTAGAATTTCTTGATATACATTCTTACCAAATCCCCAGAAACGAACACCTTCGTTTTCTTCACCACGAACAAGGATTGGAGCATATGTACGCATCTTTGGTTCAAACTTACGTCCCAATAGCCAATCTTCCTTGTTTCCGGTCTTCTTCATACGATTTGACCATTCAACGATTGGATCTGGACGATTAAAACTATCAGGAGATAGATAAGTCTTGTTATTGATGTTATAGTGAAACTTCAACTCAATAAAAGGATTGTCATTTTGATACTTGTATGGAACGATACGAACCACTTGTTTACCAGGCTTTGGTTTCCAAATTAAATTGGTTTTGTTGCCTTGGTTTGTTAGAGAGCTCAGACGGCTCTTCAGCTTTGATATGTCTAATGCCATAATTATTTTAATTAGTTAATTGTTTAATTAGTTAATTAAATAACTCACACGAATTATTTAACGACAACCAATTAAGTTGTCATTAATATATACTACCCACCAAACATTTTCAACTTATTATATCAAAAATTTTCACGGACACGATTCGGACAGACACTTCACTTGTTAAAATAATTGAATTTCTGTAGAGATTCCAGTCCAATTGGAATGTTTTATCCAAAACACCGTTGTTTTCTTCAGCGATCAATTTGTTCATCGCATTCAGAGTGTAAAGAGTGTTGGTTTCTTTTTTTCTATGAACGCTGATGGTATTTCGGAATTTCATTGAATTTCCATCGGTTAAGTCAACATTGTATGTAGCATACAATTCTTTTGGATTGTTGACATTACACAGTAAAAATATTTTACCACTGATAACATTGTAGAAATTTTTTATTTCTAAAATGACAGCATCATATTCTTTGGAAGTGGTAAATGTACACAATAATTGTTTATTTTTCATTTATTTAATATTAGTTGTTTACCATTAACATTCCACAAATTACCAATAAAATCGCCAGAACTATCGTACCATTTATTTTTCTTATTATAAAATCCGAATCTTAAAGCTTCTTCAAGTGTATATTCAGTAGTCAATGCCTTTTCAATTGCTACTGCATCTTGTTCTTTTTCGTCAGAAGTTCTATCGTCACTCTTTGGTGTTTGTGGTTCTTGTTGTTGAGTTTGTTGAATTTGTTGGGGTTCTGTTGGTTCAAATTCAATTTGTTGTCCGCTTTGTTGTGTTGGCTGTCCGCTTTGTTGTGTTGGCTGTCCGCTTTGTTGTGTTGGTTGTTCATCTCCCGAGAATACATTAGCTTGTCCTTTTCTAGGATTTTGTTCAAAGTGAGAACCACGTTCAATAGCCTTTTGTTTATATTCAGGAGTTGGAAATGTAACGAGA